CCGTTGAAGCCAAGCGCCGCGCAGATCCAGACAATCAACCGTTGCTGGCACCGCTGTCAGATCTGGCCATGCGGATCTGGAAGGAGGGCGAGGATGCCCATGCAACGCTGGCGGAAACGTATCTGCATAGCCGTGATCTGGTGCTTCCTGCCTTCCGTGCGTCGGAGATTATTCGCTATCATCCTCAGTGTCCGCGCGGCAAAGCGAGACAGCCGGCGCTGATGGCACTGTTCCGCGACGACCAGACCGATCGCCCGAAAGCAATTCAGCGGATCTACCTGACGCCAGATGGTCACAAGGATGGCGCCCAGATGCTTGGTCCGGTCGGTGGTTGTGCCATGAAGCTGTCGAGCAGGCAGGAGACGTTTTATGACGTGCTTGGATTCTGCCCCGTGCTCAATATCTGCGAAGGCCTTGAGACTGGTTTGGCTCTGTATGCCGCAAGTCATAAACCGATCTGGGCCGTTGGCAGCGCCGGCGCCATCCAGAACTTTCCGGTTATGTTTGGCGTCGGCGAGTTGACCATCTGGGCCGACAATGACGGCGCCGGGATCTACGCCGCCGAGAGTTGCCTTGCGCGATGGAGTAACAAACACCGTCACGTCACCATCAACACCCCAGAGGACGAAGGTTGCGACTTCGCCGACTTCCTGCATGGTTAAAGAACTGCGGCCCTACACATCCAGATCGACGCGGGATGAGTTGCCCGACTGGTCGCATAAGGCCAACGGCAGCAAGGCGTCGTGGATGTCGGACGCCTACAAAGGCCAGTGGGAGGGCGACCCGGATGAGCAGCCGGCGCAGGGCTGGCTGGTCAAGGGCGTTGTACCGCAGTCAGGCGTCGGCCTGATGGCCGGCCAGACCGGCATGGGTAAGACCTTTGCCGTGCTTGATCTGGTGCAATGCGTCATCCTTGAGCGCGATTTTGCCTTGCGTCATGTCGAGCGCCCCGGCGGTGTGCTGCTGTTTGCCGCTGAAGCGCCTAGCCAAATCCGCAAGCGCTGGGAAGGATTGCGCAAGGCCAAGATTGCGCCGTGGTTTGCCGAGCAGGGCGAAGATGTCAAACGCATGCCGTTCAAGTGGGTTACTAACTGCCCGCGCCTGACTGCTGAAAACGCCTTTCAGGAAATGCTGCTGTTCTGCCAGCGCATGCAGCATGAATGTCGCGAGCAATACGACTGCGATCTGGTCCTGATCTGCGTGGATACTCTATCGGCTGCGGCCGACTTCAAGGATGCAAACGATGCCAGCGAGACTCAACGGGTTATGAATCTGCTGGCGCAACTGTCTACCGCGACAGGGGCCGTGGTTATCGTGGTCGATCATTTCGGTAAGGACGAGTCACGCGGGCCGCGCGGATCCTCGGCCAAGGAAGCTTCCGCCGACTTTGTGCTCAGTGTGCTCGGCGAGAAGTCACAGACCGGAGTGCTGCGGAATCTGCGGCTCGCTGTCCGCAAAATGCGCGGTGGGCCAGCCGGCGATGAGGTTGGATTCCGCCTGACGCCGATAGACATGGGGCCGGATCCTGACGGTGACCCACTGCGCGAAATGACGGTGCAATGGGATGATGGCAACCTGCCCAAGCATCCGGGTGGCCGGCCGAATGGCGCCATCAGGCCGTTGCTAGATGCCTTGGATGACGCCCTGATAAGCAGCGGCAAGATGATGGCGCCGGGTCCGGGTTATCCGGTCGTGCGCGCCGTGCCTGACAGCGAAGTGCGCGCCATCTTCGCCCGCAAGTATCCCTCGACGGGGGATCCAGACAAGCGCAATGACACTATTCGCAAGGCATGGGAGCGCATCAATAAGAAGGCCGACATGCGCCGCTTTATTGCGACGTATGCCGGCCTAGATGGTGTGGTGCTGATGTGGCGTGTGCAGCAACACACCACCAACTCAGAGGCGGGCTTGCACCCGGAGCACGGTCTTGGCTGACCAAGGTGCCCCGGTTGGTGTCTCGACTTTCCGCTTGTTCAATTCCCTAGCGATGGCGTTAGCACTCAGTTCCGCCAATTCGATAAAGACAGGGCGCAATTCAAACGCTCGGCGTTTTGCCTCGCGCCTGTTGTGGTCGCCTATTTTCCTTGAGCCAAGCCTGACGCCACGCTCCCGACAGGCCTTGAGCGCTGCCTTGGTGTTCTGTGAGATTCGGCGCCGCTCCTGCTCGGCCACCGCCGCGTAGATGTGAAGCAGAAATGGATCCGCCTCTAGTCCGTGCTCGACGGTGACAAACGGCACCTGTTTGGCCATCAGCGCCGATATGAAAGCGACGTTGCGGGACAGCCGGTCAAGCTTGGCAACAACGATATAGGCGCCGTCCTTTTTGGCTTGCTTGAGCGCAGCGGCAAGCCTCGGCCGCCGCTCCAGCGCATCGGCGCCCTTGCCGGTCCTGACCTCGGTATATTCAGCAATCACCGGCAACCGTTCTGCCTCGGCAAAACGGGCGACGGCCGCGCGCTGGGCCTCAAGGCCCAGCCCGCTCCGTCCCTGCCGCTGCGTTGATACCCGATAGTAGGCAATCAATGCTTTGCGTCGCATTGTTTCTCCCGCTCGCGTATCTCTTGCTGCAACTGCCCGGTAAGGCGATGGAGTTTTATAACGTCCCAGATTTTGCCAAACAGCCATAACAGGCCAAGGCCTAGGATGACGCCGTAAAGGTCAATCATCACTGCTGCCCCTCAAACAGAGAGTCGAGCAGCTTGGCGATGCCCTTGGCCGTTGCCGGCACTGCCAGCCCGGTCATGCGAACGCCGGCCGGGTGTCCGCGCGCCTCAAGGATGCTGGTCTTGCCCATCCACTTCATTGTGGTGACATCGACGCCATGCACTTCAAGCAGATACTTGAAGGCTTCCTTATCGGTGGCGAAAAACCTGTCACGGCTCCCGGCATTTTCATCGGTGTGCCAGACATGGGTGATTTTAATTTTCTTCATTTTGTTTGGTCCTTTGTGGTTGGTGGTGGTGTGGGCTTTCGGCCCATAGAACGAAAGCGCCGATAGCGAGCCAGCCTATCAACATAACTAAACAGAGCAGCATGGCGATCATGCTCGGCGGTCCTTTTGGTTGGTGGAAGCTAGTAGGCGTCGTCCATTATGACCCAGAGCAATACGCCCAGAACGATTGCCATGGGGATGAACCCGTTACTCATGTTCACCGGGCAGCAGCTTCGGTATGCCGTGCTTTTGGTACATGAACAAAAGCAGTTCGGTCTGCCGGCTTACTTTCTGTTGGCCGTGCGCAAGTCGCTGCACTTGTGACCTGCTTAGGCCTAGCGCCCGCATGGTTGCCTTGCTGGCAGTGCCTAGCTTCAGGTCGATAAGTGCGGCCTTAAATCCGCGTTTAGTCATGCAGTCTCCTTTTCACAGTCGCACAATGATTCAAGCTTGGCCTTGGCAGCGGCCAAGGCCTCGTCAAGCAATCCGTTCGCCACATCGCGGAAGTAGCGGTTGGTGTTCTGGTTGCGGCGCCGTGGCGGGAAGTTGCCTTCAATGCCCCAGAGCGCATGCGAATAGTCGCCGGTCAGGCGAACGTCGTCTTTTTCAACCGTGACAGTCACGCCAAAGTAGGACCAAAGCCCGCGTTCCCATGCGGCCATAGTATCGGCCGCGCGGGCTTGGTGACGGGCTAGGGTTTGCTTTGACTTCGGGCCGATATAGCCAGCGTCGGCTGGGTCAAGGCTGGGCCAGAATCCATCCTGCATCTGATCCGGCCGGCCTGAGTCGGTGTCATCATGTAGCGTTGCGATACAGGTAAGGCCGTCCACTTCGCAAGTGATACGGTCGCCTTCGCAAACGTATGACTTAAAATCCTGCTTAAACATTTGTCTGGTCCTTTTGGTTGGTTGGTCCCATGTCTGCCACGGGGATTAGCGCCTTGAGGAATTCAACTAACTCGGCCGGCATTGTCTCATCACGGTCGAATGGCCCGTCATCGGTCTTGGCCGTTGTAATGGTGCCGTACCATTTAGCGTCATCCATACTGTAGGTGACGCGGTACATTTTGCGCAGGTTGCCAACAACGGAGAATGAGTAGTCAAAATAGCCATCGTTATCTTGATAGCCGTCATATTTCCATTCTGCCTTCCGTTCGGAATCTGCCAGCGCCTTTGTCTCATCGGCATGGCGCCGGTAATAGCCCATGAGATTGCGCGCCACGGTCAGCTTGGTGGATTCGCTTGCCGTCACCGGCTCGATCTGCCGGCAGTAAAGCGGGAGGGCGGATTCCTGTACATGCAGCAACCATTCGCCCAGCGGCTTGCCGACTAGGGCAAGGTGCTTTTTGTAGAATTCGCCCGTGTTGATGGTGAATAATTCAAGGTCGTGAACGTCCACTTTGCGCGGCATTTGCTTGGTCCTTTGGTTGGTTTCGCTGTGAATGTGTTAACGCACAGCCGCTTGATACCGGGCGGATTTTGACCGCGCCAATTTGTCGGCATAGCGTTTAGCTTGAGCGTCCTCTAGTTTTCTGGCGTGCTTTAGGAGCTTATCCGCCCAATATCTGTCACCGCCCTTGATGCACCCCTCGGCTTGCATCCGTAATTTGCGGGATGTTGGGGTCATTTCTGCCTCCGCCTCATATGTAAGCTGTTAACGGCTAAACTCGCCTTTCCAAGTCAGCAATAACCGTTTCCAGTATCCATTGGGATTTATATGGCATTTCGCTGTTTGTGCTGCGCGCGGCCTCATTAATTAACCGGCATGCCTCATTTGCGATCCGATCAGCGTGAACTTTCAATTCGGGATATTTGGTCTGCACGGTCATAACTCCATCGTTGGCGTTAATTGGGGATTGACTGACTGTAAGCTGTTAACTGGGTTATATACCCCTATTGCTACTCGGTGCAATAGGGGTATGAGGGATAGTTATTATAGTTAGACGTTAACCGCGTGATAGTGCGGCTGCATCAGCGCCTTAAAGCCAGCCGGCGAACGGTCGCCCTTTGCAATCCGCATGGTGACGGCAAGCGGAACGCCCAGCGCTGCGGCTTCCTGCTTATATGTTTCCAGTTCTGCCAGCGCATCGGCCGCGCGTCTTATCTCTACGGTCTTTTGCGGCAGCGGATGAGTGCCGTTGAATATAATCCCCAGCATGTCGCCATAACCCTCCCGCTTCGCGGGATAGGTCGTAAGGATAAGCTTTGCCATTGTTTTGGTCCTTTGGTTGGTTGTGATAGCGCGTATCGCTATCGTGACACGGCCGACTCTGCGGCCGTGCTTCGATAGGGACTAGCGTAGGCACTTGCCCAGATAATCGCGGGCTTTCACCAGCGCATTGCGGCGCCGTCTGTCGTCGGCTGCGGTGCTTTTTGCATCGTGCAAAATGGCATGCTGCGCGTCCTGCTCTGCCCACTGGATGAGGCCGTCCACTTCCTTAATGACTGCGGACAGCCGCGCGTTGGTGTCGTTTGTGCTGTGTACGGTCATGCCGCCACCCGCATGGATTCTGCTTCGCGCTTGCGTTTGTCGGCCATTGCCTCGGCGTACATATCGGCCCACTGCTTAGGGGTTCGCTCCCGCCTGATCTGCGCAGGGCATGCCAGCAAGGCCGCGCGCTGCTTTTGCTGCATTGCCTTGTGAATGGCTGCGCCGGTCGTGTGCCACGTTCCGCTTGCACAATGCGGCGCCGGCATGACTTCGCCGGCTCGTGCAAGCTGTGACTTTTGCTTGGCCAATACGGCCGCTTCCACGGCATTGGCATATTCGACAATCTCACCGCGCGACATGCCGGCAAGGCCGCCTCTGGCCGCGCGCCGATGCTTTTTCAGTGTAGCGGAGTCGATGTCATAGGCCGGGCCGAATTCGGCCGGTGGCTCTTTATCGCTTTTCATTTTGCTTGGTCCTTTGGTTGGTTAGTCGGCTGCAAATTTTGTTTCCAGTTCGCGGTAGAGCAGGGCGCCCATGCCATCGGCCTCCGGGCCGCTGCTTATAGGTCCGGGCTTGAACGGAGAGGCACACAAGGCCGCATAAAGATTCGACCACTGGCCACCATGCCAGTCGTTTGCAAACCAGTAGATTGCCTCTTCCTGATCGAATTCGTCTGCGTAATAGCCGGCAAGGAAGGCCAGCATGTCGTCTCTGGTTGGATCACTCATGGTGTCACCTCGCCATAGGCGGATTCGATAGCCTCGCCAGTGTGAACGCAAAGCAGGCCCGACTCTTCCCAGTTCACATCCAAGGCGATAGGGCGCCAGCCGCTTCGCTCATGGGGGTTTGTCTGGTATTCGGCCAAGGCCTCAATCAATAGGCGCCGATTTGCCTTGGCACCCTTGAATGACAGCGCCTCGCCATCGCTCAAAAGCAAATAGCAGGGATACCCGCCCGGCCAAGCGTACGGCCCATGCCGGAAGGCTTTGCGCAGGTCTGATATTGAATTGATAAGCATGTCCTTTGGTCCTTTTGGTTGGCGTCATCAGCGGCCGCATAACGGCCGGACAGGGCGCCCAGCGGCGCCCTGTTTCTGCCTATGCTGCTTCCTTGACGGTATCGGCCAAGGCGAATTGCCGGAGATAGTCGGCCGCCTGTTGCGCCTTGCTTGCCGCTGTGAAAAAGGCCTTGGAGTCGGCTTTGAGCAGACTAATCCAGTTCTGGATGTACCCGGCATGGCGCAAGTCGCCATCAATGGAAAACTCCGCGCAAAGGAAGGCCGCGCAAAGTTCTGCCACAAGTTCCTCGGCAGCATAGGCCTTATCGCCAAAGCGCTTGCCGAATTCGCGATCTAGCCGCGATTTGGCGCCCGTCCAATGGCCGTGCTCGTGGAAGCTTGTGGCGTAGTATTGTGCCGGCGCCTTGAAGTCGGCGAATTCGGGCAACTGGATCCAGTCGCGCGTCTCGCCGGCAGCGTAAAAGGCGCGATCGCCACCATGCCGCAAATCAGCGCCAATGGTTGCAATAAAGGCGTCAATCACGGAGTCCCGCTCGCCTTTGTTGCGCACTTTGGGCGCCTCAATACCAAGGCAGCGGGCGGGAAGGCCGTCGCATTGCGCCACGTTAAAGACTGTGAATTCGCGCAACATGGTGACGCGGCGGACATCGTCGGAACCATCGGGCAGTGCCGGCTTGTTTTTGTCCTTAAACAGTAGCGGCTTAACGAAATAGATTTGCGTTCCGTGCTCGCCTTTGCGGACATGACCGCCAAGCGCTTGGCATTGCTTGAACGTCAAAAAACGCGGGGCAATCCATTGCGGGTTAGCTGCCATGGCTCCCCAAATCAGAACGATATTAACGCCACTGTAAGGCCGGTTAGTATCGGCATTGCAGGGCACGTTACGGCCGGCGGTAGCTGACCATGGCTTGACCCATGGCGCGGAACCCGACTCCAGTTCCGCTAGGATTTTGTTTGTCACGGTAGCATACAGGTCTTTTTTCATGGTCCTTGGTCCTTTGGTTAGTTGGTATAGGTGTCATATACCCGATAGGGATACGGTGTCAATAGGGGTATATGTTCCATAATGCGGATTAATTGCGTGATGGCGCAATGGTTTACAGCGACCCAATTAGAAGGCCGCTGGTGAGTTTAAATGGCTGTCCGGGTACTGAGGTAGCGGGGCAAGGTTTTTAACGAATATACACAAAAAGAGTATATATCCCTATTGACACCATGTGGGAAGGGCTGTAACAACTGGGGGTAAGTTGAAACCAACCAAAAAGGACTAGCGCCATGTTTGTCTCTTACTTCCAGACCGATGCGGTTATTTGGGATCTGTACTACCTCGGCCATCTGACTGGGCGTGGGACTCGTCCCTTGGATTGTAATGCCTCGATCTGGTTTGTTCCCGGCACCATGCTGGTGGACTAAGCTGCAACCAACCAACCGAAAGGACCAAAGCAATGGAAGAAAAAAGTACCAACGGGGCGCGATACTATTACAGCGATGATATTCAGGTCTGCCGCAACTGGCTGGCGGACAATGGCTTGAAGTGTGACGCCACAACCCACGGCTGGGAAGGCGAAGGCACACTGGGCGCCATCTGGCGGGATAAAGGCCGCTGGGCCGCTGTGATTAGTCACTGCTCACGGTTCAAGCGCTAGGACGAAAGGCGCCCTAGGCGCCTCTGGCGGTAAGGCCGCCACTGATGAGTCCAGACCAACCAACCGAAAGGACCAAAAATGAAAACGCCACAAGTGGAAGCGATACCCGGAACGTCACCGCTGGGCCTTGCGAAAGCATCACCGCCCTACGTTTTCCGGGCAATGGCGATACGGCGCGCCATTGCGTTCTACCTAGAGACGGGAATGAGGGTGAATAGCGCCTATACGCCAAAGAATATGCTGGCGACGGCCGGCCACATCACCGGCCAGAAGTACGGAACCCGGCTGACAGCCAAGCTTGGTGAAAAGGTTATTGCGGACCTTGGCGCATGGATTGACGCGCAGAAATAAAAACAGGTCTTTAACGACTAGTGAGAAGGCCCGGTAGCACGGGCCTTTTTGCTTTTCAGGACAGGACAGGACTAGGACAGTTGCGGACATAAGCTGCCTTTTGTCCTTTGACATAATCCGGACAGGACAGGACAACACACACATAGTGTGTTGTCCTGTCCGGGATGTCCGGTCACAAAGGCAGGTCCAATGGCTCTACCGCAGTCTGGTAACATCGCATGGAAGGCAGCGAGCATAAAAGTTCGCATGCTGCCGGGAATGGTTAACAGACGGCGCTGCAAAAAGATAAAAGCAAGTGGAACGCAATGCGGCGCCGTAGCAGTCAACGGCTGTGATTTTTGTCTATGTCACGGCGGCCGGCAAGTGGTAGCAGCGCGCAAACGTGCCAAGCTTCGCAAACGTAATAAACTGCCGGCGCGACGGTGGAAGAGGTGGACAGATAAAAATGCCGAAAGGAATACCTAGAACCTTAGCGGACACGATTAGGGAAGAATTACTGTCCATTTTAAAAGATCGTAAGGCGCCTGCATCAGCGCGCGCGAGTGCTGGCCGTACACTTGCTGAATTCTATGGCTTTGACTCTCGCGCCGATGGAAGCAAACCGCCGCATGCAATGTCCGCCGAGGAAATAGACGCTGAAATTGACAAGGCGCAAAAACTTCGCGCGATATAGCAGCGCGTCACAGCCAGCGCCGTGCTTCCATGTCCCCAGATTCCCCTGATAGCGGCGCTGGTTTGTGACACATAGACGCCCGTACCTCTGTCACAGCAATGCAAGGTTAGCCTAGTGCCGCAGCGGCTACTGGGGGTAGGGCGATTATCACTACTTGCCCCCTGCCACCCCCCGATCGTGGTGGAAAAAGCGGGGGCAACCCCTCCCGCCTAAATTTTCTTTCCGGGTTTTTCGGTCATCGTCAACGCTGCCAGAAACGTCACCACAAACACCACCGGCACCGCTGCCCATAAATTTACGTCGAACCACACCACACCGAGGCCGACGACCGCGCCCAGTGCCCAGCCCACCGCTATGCGCCGCAGATCAGTCATCGCCGGCAGCCTGCGCTTTCAGTTTGCTATGGCACTCATGGCATGCCATCCGCACTTCGCTGTCCGGCATCATCTTTTGTAATTCTTTCTGCACGCCGACCTTGCCGCGACCATAGCGGAATGTGCCGCCACAAACGGCGCAGACGAAAAATGTCAAGTTTTCTTCGGCGCCCATTACGCCCGCTGCAACCGTTTCAATGGCCATGTGAAGTCGCCGGCCACGCTGCTGACCTTGACGCGGCTGGCGTCCCGGCACAGCGCCGCGATCTTGGCGTGGAAGTCGATCGCCATTTCGCGGGTTTCAAACGAAGCGTTTAGATGCACCACGGCGCTGGTCTTGTCCTCGCCGGTTGTCAGCGTCAGGTTGCTCTTGTCCATCCGTTCCTCCGCATCAGGTCGGCTCTGCGCTTGAATTTGCGCTCCACCAAGATCGTTGCGCGGCGTACCTGTTCGCCAGCGCGCCGCTCACACTGCGCCATCAGTAAACCCCAGACAATGCGGCGGATATGAAAACCGTTTGACCGCTGCACGCCGATGGCCCACGCATCGCCGTTGCTGGGATGCTTAAACAGGTCTTTAACGACTGTTCGACGTGAAACTTTCCGCGACCCCACAATAGAACCTCCGAACGACCGAACGACCGCCGTACAGTGCTGCGTGCTGGGGCCACGGAGGATGGCCATGAGTGGATTTCAGTTTGCCGCCGGCTGTTATGCCGCCGGTGTGGTCGGTGCAGTCCTCGGTTTTCTGGCGGCGGCGCTGCTCAGTGTATCTCGTGAATCATATAGCCAGCCGCCATCGCGATCAGGAACAGCACCAACAGAATAACCAGCAGGTCGCCATCACTCATACCGCCTTTTTAGCGGATCCATTTTTCTTTTTTGCTTTTTTCTTTTTCGGGGCGATGCCCTGCTTGAGCAGGAAGTCGGCCTGCTTCACCATTTCCTCGCCGTAGTCGTATTTACGTTTGCGCTTGTAGCCGATCGCCAGCGAGCCGTCCGGCAGGATCTCGTCGGAGCGGGCATAGCCCAGCGATGTCGTCACCGCGCACACCGTCGAGTTCTGCGGTTTGCGGGTCGAGCCGTTGAACCAGTTGTCCAAGGTAGCGGCCGCCACCCCGCTGATCTGATGCACCGCACTGTTTTTCAGGTGCTCGGTCTGCACCACGGTACGCACGGCATCGATAATGGGATCCTTGTCGATAAAACGGTAGGTGCGATAAATGTGAACCTTCGCCATGAAGCCTCCTATGGGGCAGGGGGGTTATCGTAGAAGGTCGCCATCCAGTTGAGGTCGGCGAGCAGGTCCATCACCGCAAGCTTGCGCACTTTCGGCGGGGCGTGGCCCAGTTGCGCGCGCAGCCGCAGCGACAGATCCTTGGCCGCGTCGTAGTCGGCGCCGGAAAACTCCGGCACCTCATGGATAATCACATTGGCCTTGGCGCGGCGGGTGTATTTGCGTTTCTTGCGCGGGCGGCCCATCACTTCCTGCCTTTCGTAATCTTGTGACGGATCCGGTCGCGGCCCTTTTTGGTCAACACCCACAGGCCGTTTTCCGACTTCACGAGGCCGTTATCCTTCATTTCGGTCATGTGTGAGTTGACCGACAAGGGCGAGCGGCCGACATCGCTGAAGTGCTGCTTCAGCACCTTGGTCGGCATGGCATCCTTGAACAGCAGGCCGGAAACAAATTCTTCCGCCTTCATGCCGAATTGTTTGGCCGGTGGGCGTGGCGCCCGCAGCACGGCCTCGCCGTTTGGCTTTGGCTTGCGGCGGTCCATCTCAAGGCCGATCTTGGCGACCCCCGGCATTTTGTTGAGCGCCAGCATCACCTTGCCGACCTGTGACTGTTCAATTTCGATGAGCACTGGA